GTATTAGCAGAAGCAGTCACACAGTTTCAAGCACAAGCATACAAAGAATTATTACCAGCTGACGGACCAGTAAGAACGCAAATTATTGGTATTAAAAATCCAGCAACAGAACAACAAGCAAACCGTGTAAAAGATTACATGAACTATTTAATTATGGATCAAATGAAAGAGTACGAAGCAGAGTTTGATTCTATGTTATTTCATTTACCACTTGCAGGATCTACATTTAAAAAAGTTTATTACGATGTGCCACTTGGAAGAGTGGTATCTAAATTTGTACCAGCGGATGAATTAGTTGTGCCATATACGGCAACAAGTTTAAATGATGCGGAGTCTGTTATTCATGTAGTAAAAATTTCAGAAAATGAATTAAGAAAACAACAAGTTTCAGGTTTTTATAGAGACATAGAATTAGCACCACCAGGTAATGTTGAACAAAATTCTGTAGAAAAAAAAGAAAGAGAATTAGATGGCACTAAAAAAACTGGTAAACAAGAACCAGTTTATACTTTGTTAGAGTGTCATGTAAATTTAGACTTAGAAGGTTTTGAAGAAGTTGGTGCCGATGGTCAACCAACTGGAATAAAATTGCCCTACATAGTAACTGTAGAAGAAGGCAGCCGAGTAGTACTCTCCATACGGAGAAACTATGCGCCCAATGATCTAAAGAAAAATAAAATTCAATACTTTGTCCACTTCAAATTTCTGCCAGGACTTGGATTTTATGGCTTTGGACTCATTCATATGATTGGCGGATTGAGCCGTACGGCAACGGCGGCTCTCCGTCAATTATTAGACGCAGGGACTTTATCAAACTTACCAGCAGGTTTTAAACAAAGAGGTGTGCGAGTTAGAGACGAAGCATCACCAATACAACCAGGTGAGTTTAAAGATGTTGATGCGCCGGGTGGATCATTACGTGATGCATTCTTTCCATTACCATACAAAGAACCATCACAAACATTATTAAATTTATTAGGCATTGTTGTGCAAGCAGGCCAAAGATTCGCGGCTATTGCTGATATGCAAGTGGGAGATGGTAACCAGGCAGCCGCAGTCGGAACCACAATCGCTCTTCTCGAGAGAGGCTCACGAGTCATGTCAGCAATACATAAAAGATGTTATGCAGGTATGAAAGAAGAATTTAAATTACTTGCAAAAGTTGTTTCACAATATTTACCACCAGAATATCCATATGATGTTGTGGGTGGTGCAAGAAATGTTAAACAAGCAGATTTTGATGATAGAATAGATGTTGTGCCTGTGGCAGATCCAAATATATTTTCTATGTCGCAAAGAATTACTTTGGCTCAAACACAATTACAGATAGCAACATCAAATCCAATGTTACATAACATGTATCAAATATATCGAAACATGTATGAAGCAATAGGTGTTAAAAATGTGGACGCAGTTTTACCACCACCAGCACCAAATGCACCAATGGATCCAAGTATGGAGCATATTAATGCGTTAGCTGGTAAACCTTTTCAAGCTTTTCCTGGTCAAGACCATAGAGCACACATTACAGCTCACTTAAATTTTATGTCAACTAACATTGTAAGAAATAATCCACAAGTTATGGCTGCAATACAAAAAAATATTTTAGAACATATTAGTTTGATGGCACAAGAACAGGTGCAATTAGAGTTTAGAGAGCAGTTACAACAAATGATAATGATGCAACAACAAGCAGCAATAAATCCACAGATACAAGCACAGCTTCAAGCGCTTACAAATCAGGTTGAAGCAAGAAAATCTGTGTTGATTGCAGAGATGACAGAAGAATATATGAAGGAAGAAAAACAAATTACATCACAATTTGACTCTGATCCGTTATTAAAACTAAAATCTAGAGAAGTTGACCTTCGTGCAATGGAAAATGAGCGTAAAAAAGACAACGACATAGCTCAACAAGACCTTGCAAGAGCAAAATTAATGCAAGCTAAGGATAATTTTGATGAAAAGTTAGAACAAAATGAAGATTTAGCAAAATTAAGAGCTGGAGTTAGCCTTGCAAAGACTGGAGTACAGCAAGCAACGGTAGTTACGGAGGATAATTAATGCCATTAAACAAAAAAGGTAAAAAAATTATGAAATCCAT